GTACGCTCACGCTCTAAAAAAACACGCTCATTACGGCTACCCTTTCGTGAGTTGCAAGAGACGCAGCAACAACGCATGTTGGATTCTTCGATGGCAAGCTCTGGTGCTTTGCTGACTGGGATTATGTGATCTATGGTCATGTTCTTATTCTCTGCACCACAATAGAAGCAGACATAGCCTGACGCTGCCAATACTCGAAGGCGTACTTCCTTGTACTTCCTCGATAGTCGAGGATCACCCTTCTTTGTACTCATCTGTACTCCATTGAGGTTACTATATCTAGCTGCTCTATGTGTTCTAGTATCAAGCCACAATCAGGGCATATAGCCTTAATGCTTACAGTCAATGAATGTTCTGCATCGAACAGATAACCACACTTACATCTGTAGATGTTGTATGTATTCATTGCCATCCTTTAGTCTTGAGATGATTAAGGGCTTTACAATAGTTAGGCACTTCATCATTATATGGGTCAAGACCATATCTATGGCTGACGTATTTGTGATAGTAGTAGAACTGTACATCATAGGGTGCATCCTTGAGCAGCTTATTACGCATCTGGTAATAGCCATAATGACTACCATTAACAGCGTTAATCCTAAATGATGATTCTCTAAACACTATCTCTTGATGGCATTTATATTGTTTATCTGTAAGTTGATAATCAGCTAATGAATGTAAATCGTAATAACGATCTATTGAGCCTACTCCTACTGCTGTACTCTGCATAGACAGAGCTATCCCAATAACGATTGCGACCCCGCGGGCTCTCTGCTTAAGCAGCCCGCGGTGAGCCTTTGAGAGGCTCTCGCTGAAGAGTGTACCAGCCCTGTCAAGCATGTGGATAACTCCCGCGTTAAATGACTTTTTTATGCGTGTCGTCCACAGATGTGCATAACTATTTAGAATCCGTACTGTAGAAGCCACCAGCCTTAAAGTGGACTGGCACAGAGCTGTAAATCTTACGCATTGGCGACCCGCATATCGGGCAATCATAGACATGTGGTAGTGCAAGGGGAATCTCCTTCTCGTAACGTAGGTTACTTTCACAGCCCTCTGTATTGTCACACTCAAACTCGTATATAGGCATTACTTACACGTCCTGCATGGCACATCAACCAACTTCCATGATCCGCATTGTGCGCATCTTTCAGGCTCTAATTCTACCGAATCTTTCTGTATATCTCCGTAGATTGGTAAGAGTAATTGCACCAAGTCACCAAACCGCATGAAAGCAAGATACTCGGAAGCATCTTCACCCTGTCCATTCATACGGCACACCACGAACGGCAGCTCATTGGAAGCTGAGGCTCTCTTGGTAGCTTGGCGCAACCACTCTAGGGGCTGGAAGGCTGTTCTAGCCTTTATCTCAACATCGAACGGAACGTTGAGAATATCTTTACCAGCCCCGCGACCAACGCTTGCGCTTCTCCACCATTGCGAGAGATAGGCTGCAACCACTCGCTCGGTTCGCAAACCTCGGTCTTTCCTGTGTCGTGTCATGCACGTCCAGCAGAATTTACTGTTCCACAATCAGAGCAAATCCACTCATGCTGTAAGTAACGATCACGAATCTGTTGCCTATTAGGGAACTTATTGCATAACTGACAGATTAGCTTGTAACCAAGCTCTTCAAGCAGTTTAGCGTTTTCTCTTAAATTGGTTCTCTGCTCTTCGTTGGGAAACTCTTCCCATTCGCCATCCTGATTGAGAAACTGTACATAACCCATCAGCGTTTCACCTGCGGCTTCCATGTGCCATCCTTGGCAATCTCATACCAGATAGGATCACAAGGTACTTGACCCCCAGGCATATCCCTTGTGCTTGATTCTGGACATCTCCACATCCCATACAATTTTCCAGCCTTAGAAGTTCCTGTTTTCCATACACGCGCACCATGGATACAGCTCTCGTCTGTCGGAGTGCCACCAAGGACATCCTTGACTGTCTCTATGGCTTGCTCCATTGTCTGAACTGGTGCTGCTGCTTGCATTGTCCATGGATCATTTTCCTTTGGTACTGGGATGTACTCCCTCGATGTATCAGCCATCTTCGCCTTAGCTTCTGCCACTTGTGTGGCTACCTGTGCGCCTTTTGCAACTTTCTGCATTTCTTCACGACTTGGGCGCTTTCCCTTTGTCGCATAGCCAGCCGAAGCGAGAGCACGACCAATCGCGCTCGTTTCACAATTTTCGAGAGCTGAAGTAGCATTAACTCCACGCCCTTGTATCGTTTCTTCCGCGAGCCCAGAACTCCAAGGGTGTTGATCAGCCTCAGTTCTGTATATGTAAGCCTGTACGATAAAACGTGTAGCACTTGCTTCAACCAACTTTGTGTCAATACGTCCATCTGGGTAATCCTTCCAGAACTTAACTAGGCGTTCTTCTACTGTCTCGTAATCTTCTAAATTAAACATAGAGTTCGTTCTCCTCTGTATGTAGTTGCCCTGCTATGGCAACGTACGCCGCAAGGTCGATGTAAGTGTCTGGCTTTGCAGTTTCCATGCTTCTTGCGATTTTGACCAATGCCATACACATCGCCACCTGATAATCAGTAATGGGCATTTCAAGGTATGAACTCCAGAGTGCGGCTGTCCTTTGCATATTATCGCTAGGGTGTCCGTAATCAAGTCCTCGGTCTTGGATAGTAGCTCTCGCTTCGTTGAGGTAGTCTCTAGCATTCATCGGCTAACCTGATGCTGTGTCTGTGCCTTGATAAGTCTGCGGGCGTTTATCTTGCCCTGAATCTTGCCATGTTCATGTCCTTTGGCGTAGCCAAGTAAAAAGCCAAAGACTATGCCTAAGCAACCCATTCCAATAAGTGCATGATCTACATTCATTTTGAGCCCTTCTGTACCCGTATTTCGTGTACGGCAGAAGTATTACATCAGATGGATGCGACAGCCCCCAGATTTAGATAACAGTCTTATAACAATTTCTGCAGGATTTTCATCCTCAAAGACTGGACTAGCGAACCCGTCCATAGACCTTGCCCTGCACAATAAACGTGCCGTTCTTCTCGATGTTAATTATGTCCACTTGAACGTTAGAACCCTTGACGTACATAATGGCAAAGGCTTGCTGCCAATTAGCCGTTCCCTTGGTGTATGAGGCTTGTCTGAAGTCCATGAGGTTACCTACCTCAACTCCATGTAAAACACGCCCTAAACGCCCTCCAGAGGCTTCTGTGAAGGCGCTACGCCCTGCCCTATGGGTATGACCAGAGATGACGTTCTTCCCATGCCTACGGGCTGCTTCTAGGGCTGATAGCCCGCCTAGCTGCTTGATAGGTGTGTGGTCTCCATGGACTGCTATCCAGTTGGGTGCGATGTTCATAGGGTTCTTATGGAAGGTTATGCCTAGCTCATCGAACTTCATGAACTTCTCGAACCGAAGCTCTGGCAGGGATAGGAATGATGGAATCTTCTTCATAATGATGTTGTACAAGCGATCCGTATGATTAGAACGCAAACAATCCGTAACCCCTAGCTCCCAGAGAAGCTCTACGCATCGGTCACGATCATCGCCAAGGCTCTGCTCATAGGCTTGAGGCGTACCTTCTGACCACTTGCTTATGGTCTGAAAGTCAATCTCATCTCCGATGGTAACTGTCTGGTCTGGCTTAAAGGTTTGTAAGAACTTAGCGATGTTGCGTGTGACATGCACGTCCTCGAAAGGCACTTGCAGGTCTGATAGTATTACGATTCGCTTAATCGTCATCCTCATCTTCGTAGGGGATATTGTCTATTCGATTAGGCAAGGCTGGAAGTATCCAATCAGGATAAGCATCACGTTCCATAATGATTCCCAAAGCAATATCAACGCCGAACCCTGCTCTGCGCAAACTTGAGTACATCTCATGCAGACTGATAGCCCACGCGTCTAGCGCGTTATAAGTGTCTAGGTCTATGACCTTCTTCTTAGCCATAGGTAAATTGTTACTTACCTAACATCTCGATTATGGTATCGACACGCACTTCAAGGCGATTGACCTGATCCTTGATAGATGAGCCGCCGTTAGGCTTTAACTCCGCTAAGTAATGTTTAATCATGAACTGCGTATAAGCAGCCACGCCACCGAGGACTGTAACAATTCCTACAGCCCAAGCTGCGAGGTCTGCTGCGCTCATCGCTTAGGAGTTGCGTATCCGAATACGCCCGCTAGTACAGCCCATAGGATTGAGCGATAGTCAAGTGCAAAGTTTGATGCACCCCACGCTGCTAGGAAAGCACCTGCTGTCAGGATTGCTGGGTTCTTCATGTTCATTATTCTCCGCCTATCATGGGTATATTAAAGAACGAGCCATCGAGATCACCCTTGCTCGTAAAGCTGATATGAAGATGAGACTTGTGGCTATTGCTTCCAGTATATTTTCGCCAAGCCCAACGCCTCTTGGATGATGCAATTCGTCCATCGAATATAA